TGAAGTACGCGCCATACATGCTCTTCTGTACCCCTGCCCGGCTGCCCACGAGACTTGTTAAATCTTATACGGTACTTAGCAGGCATTGATTTTTACATCTATGAACTGAGCGATTGATATTCTTTCCCCGTCGCCCTCTACAGGCATGGCGCTATGCATGGCGCAGCTTGGGAAAATAATAGCTCTATTATGAACCGCTTCAACAACATGCTCTTGATCTGGAAACATAAACCCCCCTCCTGTAAAGTTACCTTGCCTTAGAAAAGTAACTATAGATATTCTTGATATGTCTTTGTGGGGTCTATACTCTTGCCCAGAAGTGTAATAGTTTAGCAAACAAGAGTCGTAGTTAGACTCTCTTATAAAACCAAAAAAAGAATCAAATTGTTCTGCGTAGTCGGCTAGTTCAGGGGCAAATATTTTTCTATTGTGCATAAGTATTGCGGAAGCACTTCTGTTTTCCGCGTATAGTTCGTCTAAAAACAAGCCTTTGCCAGTTTTTCTAAATCCTTTTTCATCTGCTGCTGTGTGTGTTTTGCTTGCAGGTAAAGAAAACCTTTTTAAATCTTTAACCTCTTGTGTGGCATCTACTAGCTCGTTTACATCAAAAAACTCGTCTACTAGTATATAAGATAAGTTTTTAACTCTGTGGCAGCTTAACTTCATACAGGCGGTCGTGGGGGGAACTTAGGATCGCAATCGAAGTCCGGGCACAAACAAACCGCGTCTAAAGCTATTAAATATTCGTTCCACGCTATTTTACTTGCTACAGTTATTGTAGGGCTGCTAAGGGCAGTATTTGCTATAGCTTTTTCCGCTTCCACGCGCTCCATAACTTCCGCTTTTCTTAGAGCCTCTTGTTCCGCACCTGTAAGCTCAACCCAACCCTTGTCCACATAGGCAGGGCCAGCCCACGAAAGATCGCCTATTTTTTCTAGGAATCCGTGCAAGCCAAAGATTGGGCCCCAGTTATTTGGAAGAGGCCCGGCTTCGCTTAGTGCTTCGTTTGTTGACAGCCTTCTTAGTTGCCACATTTTCTTTCTCCTGAACTTCTTCTTTAGGGGCCACAATTTGCTGCGCCATACCCGCAGTATACTCTTCTTTACCCAACATCTTAGGATGTGGAGAATGCCCTACTCCCTGAAAGGGCTGATGCCCCCTAGCGTGTTCTAGCTCTTCGGGTGTTACTTTCCAATTTCTCCAACTAGCAAAGTCTTGCCTTGGTAGTATGTTAATATGACAACCTATGCCCGCAGCCAGTTGATTTATAAATTCTACTACTTCTACAGGTTGATACGTATTCCATAAAAACCTACCTGACGAACTACGCATTGTAACTTCTACAGCGCCGCCCCCCGCTGTGCCTACAGTCATAGATTGTGCGCGGGTTTCGTTAGCCTCAAGCGCTTCAAGCTGGCGTAGTTTATGGCGGCGGTCTAGTTCTTTCTGTAACTCTCTTTTAGTCATATTACTGAGTATTCCACGATATATAAATTTGTCCCCCAGTAGGTACGGTTACTGGGTAGCATCCTGTAGTTACGGGTACACAGTTAGAGGTTGATGGGTTGCCTGCACTTCCGGGATTACCGGAATTACCGCAATTAGCAGCGGTTCCGCCTCCGCCTCCGCCTCCGCCGCCTCCGCCCTTACGTTGTGCGCCGCCCGCATCACCACCACCGCCCCCGCCACCAGCACCCGAAACCGTGGCTGCTTGACCCGAACCACCACCGGCGTAAGCACTCCCTCCACTAGTCTGTGTCGCCCCCGCACCGCCCGCTCCTCCTCCCGGCGAGGCCCCCGCACCGGGATTAACCACCCCCGAACCAGAGCTTGTATTACCACCAACAGTACCGGCGTTTCTGGATGCAGCCGGAGGGAAACCACTGGCCCCGCCGCCGCCCCCGCCACCAAACGATTGAGTTTGAACAAAAGGCCCATAAAGAGGAGAACAAAAACATACGTAGTATTCCGCACCCGATCTTCCTTCACCGCCTCGGGCGTTGTTGTTGATAGGCGTTCCTCCGTTCGAGTTTCCCCAATTACCTCCGGTACTACTTGCCCAAGGAGTGCCTTGACCTCCCGTGTTACCGGAAAGTCCGGCTGTGCCTGCGTTTCCTCCAGTGCCTCCTGCTCCGCCACAGAATGGCAAACAAAATACTGTAGATGCGGCGCCTGTATTTCCCGAAGCGCCTGTACTTCCCGGAGCACTAGCAGCAAAACCTGCCCCGCCAAGTCCCGCACCGCCGCCTTGTGGTCCGGGAGTATAATTAGGAGAATTAAGAGATGTGCCCCCTTGTCCACCAGTACCTCCCGCGCCATTTGCACCGGGATTGCCTGCGGCTCCCGCATTACCCGTCGCTCCTTTGCCAGTGACGGTAACTATTTCTAGCCCCTCGGGTACGGTAAAAGTTCCTGACGCGTTAAAAGTCTCACAACCTGCTGCTACTGTGGGTTTTCCGCCGAACAAACCTACTTTACTAGTTCCTATAGGCATAACTAACTCCTACTCGCAGACGCATCTAAACCCAACGCTGTCCGCTTATCAAATTTATATTCGGCATGTGAGCCGTTTTTGTCTAAATAATGTAGCATAAATTGTACGCTCATTTGGCTTTTGGGTAATTTCCTGCGCCAATGCGTCACTTCGCAACCTTTATATATAACCGCGTCACCCGGATTAAGTATACATTTTACAGGGTCTTTATCTTCGTATTGCATCCATATCGGCCACACCTTGCCTGTGCAGGCTACGTTTATGGTGACGCTGATTTCACAAGACGGCCTGTCCGTGTGCGGTGTAAGCTCTTCGCCTTCTTGGTAGACGCGACTAAAAGAGTACGTAGGCTCTAACTCTAAACCCGTATTCTTTTCCACCGCAGGCAAGCACTGTTTTAACATTACTTCTATAAGAGGGTCCGCATAGTAGCCAAATTTACTTGCCTCTCCTTCTGAGATTTTAGCCTTAGCCACCCATTCCCCACGGTTTATTTTGTTTTCAAAGTATTGAGATATGGTCTTTACTGTTTGCTCGTCCACCAAGCTCTCTACTTTTATGTGTCCCGCACTTTGAAAACTATTCATGGTAGAACCATCCGGTAACAATATATTTGGAGTTATCCCCATAAACAGGATTTCCCCTGTGCGCATGAGTAAATGCAGCGGGCCATAGCACCATTGTATTGCCAACAGGACTTATTCTTCGCTGTTGATATAAAAATTCTGTTTCTCCGTTAGCCTCGGTGGGTAACGTGTTTAAGTAAAGCATATAAACTATCCCACGGTTAGCTTCCGCTCCGTTGCCCTGCTCTCCATGCCAAACGTGGTATCCCCCTCTAGTAGAAGTTTTCTGCATCTTCATGTTGTTGCAGTTTATATTTATTCCTTTAAGCGTTGAGAACTCGTTAGTATAGACTTCAAAACAATGTTGCAAACCTTTAAAAAACATATCCACCGTGCTCTTATCGTCAAACGGTTCAAAGTTTATATTTTTACCATTGGAAAAAATTTGGTAGTCTTCTTTTATGTGTTTGTTTGCGCCTTCGCCTGCTTGCCTATCGGAGCCTGCACCAAGAGTTTGGTTGCGATCAAACTCTTCTATTAAGTGAGCGCAAAACTTTTCGGGATACACTTCTGAAAAAACACCAATAAAGTCTTTATAGTCTGCTTTCATCTAAATGCCGGTCCTGAAACCCAAGTGACTAAAGTCTGTCTGTTACCTTTAACTACCGGAGTAACTTGGTGCAATGTCCACGCAGGGAACACCGTAATTAACCCTCTTTTCTTTGGCATGCTAGTGGGTTCTCTTTTTGTAAGTATTTGCAACTCCCCTCCTTCATACTCGCTTGGATCAGAAAGCTGCAACACCATAGAAAGCTTACGGGATATTCCCGATGATCCAAAATCCTGATGCCATACGTAATTACCCTGCCTAGCCTCGTGGTAGTTTGTAAGTTGTAATTCCTCGCCAAATCCGGTTAGATCAAACCCAAAATAGTCGGCGTTTAAACTTGCTGCTACATGAGCTAACCGCTCAAAAACCCATGCACATTCGGGGTCTTTGTGTAACCAGTTAAGTTCCGACCTCCTTATATGGGCGTTAACTTCTCCCCCGTGTGCACCGCCAACCTGCGCCTCTTGTGTAGCTTCTTTGGTTTTCTGTTGCAGCCAATCAAGCTGTTCACTAGTAAAAGCATCGACCCACCACGCAAAATGTTCTATTTTTTTTGAGTGCGGAGTCATCACATGCTGCATTAAATAAACCTTTTTCGTTGCGACAAAATAAAGTGTATAAACTTTGTCGGGTTATCAGATTGGTTCGGTGTGATCATGTGTGGCAACCATGAGTTGAACAACATCATAGTCCCCGCCTGCACGTTGTTAAAATGTACCTGGGGTGTCGCCATTGTAACTTGATCGCTAGGCTGCGCCCACAGGTCTGCCATACGTTTACCGGGCCTTGGGTCGTCAAATATAGGGTAAGACCCGCCTTTCGGCACTTCTAAGAAATAGAACCCTGATATTTGACTATCCCCATGAACGTGCATAATATTGCTGCCAGTACACGCGAACTCTTGCCCCCACATTCCAGATACGTAAAACTCATACTCATCTGTTAGGTAACCCTGATCCTTCAGAATACTAACCCCCTTGTCTCGAAAGTAGGAGGTCAAATATCCAAGGTCAGGGTCATTTCCCATGTGTCCGGTTTGCTTAACTACCGAAGGCCCCATTTGTTCGTAATGTTTTTGGGTGTGCTTACGCGTTTCCTCTACCCACTCAGGCCGTTCTTCACGGTATATGGGGGATGAAAAGTACGCGTATGCTTCCACTAACTATTTACAAATGTAGTCAAATCTGCAGCCAAAGTAGTTACCGCACTTGCCGTAATATCTGTAGCGTCTGCCGCAGCTTGAGTGCGGCGGTTTTCAACTAATATTTCTTTAGCCATACGCATCAATTCAAACTTTGTTTGTTTAGCGTGCGCCACAGCTTGGTTCGCTGCGCGGTTGTTTTCTGTAGCGTTTTGAGTGTCTACCTGTGATTGTTGCTCTTCAGTAAGTGCCATGTGTGTTGTCTCCTAGACTGATAAATTAAGTTGTAAAGTTTTTAGCGGGCAACGTAACGTACCACGTTGTTCCATTATCTGGAGAAAAGAAAAACCAGATATCTACTGCATTTGCAGTGGTTGTGCGCGTGACTGAACCGCCAGGGTAGTAAAAAGTTCCTCCAGCAAAGGCTAATGTCCTATTCGGTGTACCGTCGTTAGTGAGAATTAACGTAAACGAGGTTGCTCGATTAGCTACCGCGTTAGGCGTAGCTAGTGTAAGCGTAGCATTACCGTTCAAGGTTGCAGTGACCACATTGGCTAAGTTGGCGTTGATCGTAAGAGCCGTACCCGTGTTTCCCGCTACAGTTACCTTGTCGGAGAACGTCCCAGAAAAATACTGATTAGTGTCAAAAGGAATAACCAAATTAGCCGACGAATCTTGCAAACCTGTGGTGACCTTGGGTGTAGTAAGAGCAGGGCTAGTTAAGGTCTTGTTGGTAAGCGTGTCGGTAGATACTAGACTGACGAGCGTTGAACTAGCCCCTACTGGAAGCAGCATTGTATTGGTAACACTTGCACTATGGGGTTGTGCCTTGACCGTTTGTCCGTGACTGTTATCGTGGCAGTTAAGCTTGATTTGCCCTTCTACACTAGACCCATTACCTTTTACTTCCACTATTTGTGTCGCTGGGTCTACGATTAAATTACCTGACGCTGTAGTAGTTATTCCACCTAATACTGGTGAGGTTAAGGTCTTGTTAGTCAGGGTCTGTGTGCCATTAAGCGTAACATCCCCTGTAGCCGTTTCTGTTGGAGTGGCGTTAATTACCGCAGCCCCTGCTCCCACACCGTCTGTGACAACCATGACTTTAGAGCCGTTGGCAATATTAACCGTAGCGCCTGAACCTTGCTTGATCGTGATGATCTGGCTGCCAGTAGTAGCGTTCTCGATCAGCCATACTTTAGAGACCGTGTTAGGTCCAAGCGTCACCTCGCGTGTAGCCGTAAGTGAGGATGCCGAAGTAATCTTTAAATAGAATCCACGAGTGGCATCTGCCGTAGCGTCAGGCATCGTGAAGGTTTCGTTAGCATCAGCAGACATCTGCTTAGTGCCGTAGCTAAAACCGTCAGTGACTAGCTCCAGGTTAGTGTTAGTACTGGTTCCCCAGGTTCCACTTTCATCACCCGTGGCGATCTCTTTTAGTCTTAAATTGTTTACATAAGTTGCCATATTTAATTCCTATGCTGCTGAGTCTATTACTATCCAGTTAGGGGTTTGTGCGTCTGGAACAACTGTCCATCCCGCTCTTAGTACTGTGCCTACTGCGCCTGTTCCAACAACCCCTACAGGGGTAATATTCGAACTTCTTGTATTTGTTACGTTTCCTACTGCGCCCGTGCCTACTGTTGTGCCGACAGTATATGCCACTTCCGGTACAACTGTCCCTACACTTCCAGTGCCTGAAACTCCAGTGACGGCGACATTTCTGGCATAAGCTGGGGTTACTGTGCCAATGGCCCCTGTGCCTACTACTCCGGTAACAGCGAACACATTTCCTATACTAAAAGTAACTGTGCCTACTGCCCCAGTAGCTGCAACGCCGTTGGGAACAACTGAATCGCTGGTGTTCGTACTAACACTGTTTATCTGGCCTACGCCTTGTACACCAGTAATCGCAAAGCTTGCAACAATCCCAACTGTGCCAATTTCCCCCGTTCCGGCTACCCCAGTAGGAGTGACCTGTCCTGTGTAGTCAAGGGTTACTGTGCCTACTGCACCTGTGCCTTGTACTCCCGTCGGAATGATTATGTTTCCGTAGGCAAAACTAACTGACCCAATAGCGCCGGTCCCTGCTACAGAAACACCATTATCTCCCCACGCTCCTTCGCCCCACCCGCGAGCGCCCCAGACAGCGTCAAGGTCTACAGTCTTGGCGGCCTCACCGCCCCATCTGTTGAAGCCCCACGGGCGTTCACCCCACGCGCTACTCACAATTCGCTCCTGTTAAGCGATGCGTATGATAGCTGTAGATGCCGCCGCCGCTGGGAATTGAATCTGGAAATCACCAGAGCTTACCGTCTGGTCACCGCCAAAGCTCAACACAGCACAAGCAGAATTAGAATCTCCAGTATCGTATATCAAGCCACCGCAAGTAGTAAAACTAGATGACCCCCACGTTTCGTTGGCGAAATCTAAAATTCCTGTAGTGCCATCAGCAGTGGGGGTAACAGACGTTAGCAGCTCGCCCGGTCTGGAGTATCCTGTAGCAGTCGCAAGCTCATCCGAGCCCATATCAGAATAATTAGTAGTCGCAGCGCCATACGTTCCGCTTCCTGACGCGACAGCCGTAAAAAGAGCCATCCTGAACCGAGTACTGCCAGCAGTGAAGTTATGTAGACCTTTAAAAAGTTCTACTTTGAACGATGTCGGCATTGCCGTTGCAATTGTAATAGCCATGATTTAAGCCTCTAATAGTTTTACTAATTCTGGATGTCCTGCATCCCGAAAACGGTTGGTTAAGGTAGTGTTATGGGAAGCCACAGCTTGACGCAAGTAACTGACCAGAACACCTCTGATTTCTGTCCTGAAGGCTTCTGCTTGGGCCTGTATGACAGGATGTGAGTTATTGCCAATAGAGATAATTTGATCCAACGCTTGCTCCGCTATCTCTTCGGGGGTAAAACCCCGTCCCGATATAGCGCCTATTTTCACCATGCCTACTTCCATCGAGCCTGCTGTGCTTATCATGGTCCGGGGGACTCCGATCTAAGGGGTATCCTAATGATACCATCTCTGTATTCATCTCTTCTACGACGGCCCTGTTGCTCAATCCCAAGTCCTTGAATAGCCTGCTTATAACTTGCTTCAAAGAACTGAAGCATTTCTGTAGGCCCTTTCGTGTAGCTGTAGGCTTGAATTAGGCAAGCATATAGCAACGCCTCTGGCGAATTAGTGCTTACCCACGTAGTAGTGTTTGTAGCAGACAGTTGCGCCGGTCTTGTTATGTAGCCAATTTGCATAGCAATATTAGCATTGGGCGTTGGCGCTAAATAGAAAGTGTTTTCATCCCACACCGAATAATACTTAGGCACACCTTCAACAGAGTAGTCCGGCCAGTATTCTTTAAGAAAAGATGTGTCCCTAAATTCAAGAAAAGTCTGAACGCCCCCTATCGTTGTCATTAAATATCTATGCGTAAGAATAGTGCTCGGTGCAGCTAGGAATCTATTACCCTTTGTAGACGTGCCTGTTGCCTCAATTCTAAAAACATCAAGATCGATGTCACGCAATATGCGGTTTTCCGCCATCGTGATAAACGTGTTAATTACTGCATTAGTGAACACGTTAGCGTCCACTTCAGTATAATTGCGTATGTTTGTGACTAGCTCGTCATATGTCATCTAAGTCACCACTATCGTTACAGTGCCTACATATCCCACGCCCTCTACAGGGCGTTGTGCAGGAAAAGGCTGCATGTTTGTTGTTCCTGACGTGTAGTTAGCGCTTCCTATACTATTAAACGCTGCATCGCCTGGTAAACCCAAGAAAACTACCACGGGCTCTATTCTATCTGTTCTAGGATCTCGAAGAGCTACCGCATCACCTCGATAAGTCAAAGGCTCTATCTGCGGAGACTTGGGTTCGTAGTCTTCAGGGCAGACCATGAAGCCCTTCCAGTTCTTCCGCAGTGTCTGGTAAGGGTATTGGAATCCGCAGTAATCGCAGATCGCAATTGCGTATCTACCCGTCGCGTAAGTCACTTTAGCTCACGCTCGGAACAAAATGGACGCTTGCTGTGTCTCTGTCTTCGTTCGCTGCACGAAGAAAATCCTCTTCGTAAATAGCTTTTAATCCGGTTGTGCGATCTGCTGCAAACTTTAGAGAAAGCATATACGCCAGGCCAGAAGCTAAACAAGGGAGGAATCTGAAATTTACATCAGCGGTGTTAGTGTAAGCGCCCGCGTCTTGTATCCGTCGAATCCGGTAGTAGACAAGCGTGTAGGCTTTGTCTGCAGCAGGCCAAAGAAAGATAGTAGGCGTTATA